TGGAACGAAGTTCTTCAGCGGTACGGTATTACAGATTTCAAGGGAACTGTTGAAGAGCTTAAAGAATATGTAATGGAGACATTGCGCACTGGATCCGCACAAAAGATTAGGGAAGAATTAAAGTACTTAAATGAAAAACGTAAAAAGCCAACACAGGAAGTGCTTGGCTTGACTTATATTGAGCGTCCAGAAGATTATAAAGACCAACAGGCAAAGCCATCGACTGAGCTTTATAAAACCTTTCAGTCAGCTGGATACCAAGGAACGGAGGATGAGTTTTACGACAAGTTTTTCCCTGATCTAGACCGCTCAGAGCAAACGTTACTAACGAAGGCTGGTTCAGATACGGCACTTAAAACATATGGTTTGGACATGAGCGATCCATTTGCCTCCCTTGGCACTATTGAAAGTTTCTTTGGTGAAGAAACACCATCTAAAAAAGAAACTGAAACAACTAAAGATACCGATATGGATAGTTATTTTAAACTGGGATTAGATGACGACGAAGATGAAGACTACAAGTCCAAAACAGGTAGTCAGATTCTTGGTGAGTTCACATCCATGTTCAAGGGTCTCTGATGTCAGACAAGCGCAAAAAGGCAGCCTCTGCTGCAAACCGCTACCAAAAAGACAAGATGGCTTGCAACAAGCCTCAGCGTGCGCCCAAGGGGGATAAGCATAAGTATGTTGTCAAGGCTTGTCAAGATGGACGAGAGGGCATTGTGCGTTTTGGTTTGCGTGGATATTCAGATTATCTTTCGCACAAGGACGAGGGAAGGCGTGCTAACTTCAAGGCCAGGCACAACTGTTCCGAGAAGAAGGACAAACTGACTCCCGGATGGTGGGCCTGTAATTACAACTGGTAACAACAATGGCAAAACCAAAGTCCACTGCATTGGTTAAAATTGAATCCCGTCCCAAGCGCAGCAAGCAGGGCGACGGCAAACATTCCAAGCCCAGCCATGGTCGCAAGCTAAGCAGGGGACAGGGCAAGTGATTTAAATTATTGTGTATGATTGGGAGTAACTATAGTTGCTCCCATGTCAGATCTTTCTCGTGCGATTAACTTAATCCGTAAATACGAGGGCTTCAACGAAAAAGCTTACCCAGATCCGATTACGGGCGCAGAACCTTACACAATTGGATACGGAACTCAATTCTACCCAGATGGATCTGCCGTTAGACGTGGGCAGTTCTGTACCATGGAAAAAGCACTGGAATATCTATTCAATGAAGTCAGTATTATTGAAACGCAGTTAGATAAGTTGAACCTTGGCCTTGACAGCGTGATGCGTCAGGCATTAATTTCATTCATTCATTCGATTGGCTGGGAGCCTTTTCTTTACAGTCACGTAATTGACTGCGTCGAAAACGAAAACTTCTGTGCGGCAACAGAAGAGATGGGCCAGTGGATTTTTGATGCTGACCATCACGTCGTTGGTAACCTACTGGACCGACGCAGGGAAGAAATCAATTTGTTCCTAGAGGACCTGGATGAACACCCTTGGCCCACTAGCGAAATACTCCTTGGTGCCTTCAGAAATTATTCAGCTTCTCCGCATGAGATTAATGCGATTCAGAAGCTGGAAGAACGAATCAGTCCTTACATCCTTTCTGAATTTGCCAATGAGTTTTGCAGTGGCAACAACCAATGGCTAGACAATCCCACAAAGGACTACGATTCGGTCTTTAGCAGCTAGGCTTAGAATAAATGAAAGAAAGCATGAACAGCCGAATGGAGCGTTCAGTCGAGCCACGGGAATTTGAACTTCCCCTAGAGCTTCAATTCTCGATGCGCAAAGCTGAGCTTGCAGCCCAAGAGATGACCTGGGATGACCTGTATGCAGCTCTTCTGAACCTCTACCATCAACGCCTGATGGAGTGGTATGCGGTCAAAGAGATTATGGCGGCTGAAAATATTGAGATTGACTTTGACATTCCTACTGACCTGGAGCTAGCAGAACTCGCCGCCGCATGTGTATACGACGACGAGGACGAGGATGAAGACGATCTTCAGCCGTTCTGAATTTCGTCAATCAGAATAATGCGGTCCAGGTACCACTTGGCTTTCTTTAGTGATTCTGTACTGCCTTTGTGGCGTTCACGCCATGTGTACTTTAAATTGTTGCCTTTGCAGTAACCACGAAATTCTTCGGCAGTCAAAGCTGCTTCAATGGCATCAATGCATTCAATTTCGCCATCAGTGTAGTGCGAAGGATGGTTCACCAGATCCTCCTGGACCACAGGAGCAGTTTCTTTTGTGGCCCAGGGAACTGGGCACACACCATCCTTGCACTCAGTCGACTCGCTGATTATCGGCGCAAACCACGGCGCTTCAGAGATTCTTCCATCATCTCCTCGTTTGGTCCCCCCAGGGCCAGCACTAACGCCTTGGGTTTCGGTGATGCTCCCATCTCCAGACCCTGTTCCATTGTTGGAATATAGCCCGTTGCTCCAGGCCGTCCCCCCTCGAGTGCCAAGTTTGTCCGTTCCCTTCCGTCCTGACATAGGGTTAACCCTCTGTTGTACATATCCATTAAGGGTACATCATTTTCTTCGTTGGCGAGAGGTGCGCCAAAATCATCTTCATCAAGACAACGACACTGCAGTTCGTCTTGAACAAAGCTATCTAAAAAACCAGCGGCTCCATGCATGGTAGTATCTGGGCTTGATTTATTCCTACTACAATCATACTATGGCAGATTTATTTAACTCTAATTACGATCCTCGCCAGCTATCTGGAACTTCTGGGGCTGAGGTGTCAGACTTGCGTCCTGAGCAAGCGTATGACACAGACCTCAGACGTGTAGACGCGAGTGAAAGAGGTTCAGCGGAATCATTAAATGACAATCAAAAGCGTGTCGCTAAGTACATGCGTGCTGCCAAAAGCGCAGGCAAGTTTCGGCAAAGTGCTGGTATCGATGAGCCAAGTATCCGAGGTAAAACGCCACGGTCAGAAGCGTCTATCAATGGGACAGTGCTGCCAAGCCTAGGAGATTCAGGTGGGCGCTCCGGAAGCACCGGATACGCCCGTAAGCCTCAACCACAGTTCGGCAAACCGTTTGTTTAAACCTGGCTGTACACAACCTCATAGGGTTGATTCTGGTACTTACCCTTGCGATCTTGATAGCTTGTCTCGCAGGGCTCGCCACGATAAAACAAAAGCTGCGTAATGCCTTCGTTGGCATAAATGCGGTTAAACAAACCGGTGCAGTTGCTGATCTCAAGTGTCAGGTGCCCCTGCCACGCAGCTTCTGCAGGCGTAATGTTTACCAAGATACCCGATCGTGCATACGTAGATTTACCAACGGCGACTACGGTCACGTCGCGAGGCAGCTTGATGTGCTCCATTGCCACGCCCAAGCAATAGCCGTAAGGAGGGAGTAAGAAATACTCGCCCTTCTCGTCTTCCAATAGCTCGGCAGGTTTCAGGATGTTTTCGTCAAAATTCTTAGGGTCACAATCCCCCGCTTGAATTTTGCCAAAAATTAAGCATTGCTTGGGGGACAGGCGAATGTCATACCCATATGAACTCAGGCCATAGCTCAAAAGCTTCCTGCCATCCTCTTTGCTGATCAAGCGATCAACAAACGGCGAAATCATATCATGCTCTTCGGCAAGTTCTTTGATTTCCCAGTCAGCAAGGACGCTCATGGTGCTCAGCAATCATTCTTTAGTATACGGAACCTACGAAAGGATATGGCCTTTTTCGGCGTATAAGTCAATAAACTTTTCGACCGCTGCCCCGGAGTTGTCCACAGGTGGCAGGTACACAACAAGAGACGTGCACGTCCTTTGTTCTTTTACTCCAGTGTCTGTCACCTTTAGCAGCTTTGGAGCAGTGCGCAGAATACAAATAGGAAAACTAAAGATTCGTGGATCGTAACGAATCATGTCAGGGCAGTTGGTAAAATACAGACCCTGCTTAATCTCCTTGGTGAGCCACGCATTGTACATCCTTTTAAACCACACTGCGTGAGATGATTTCAGCGTAGGGGAGGACCCACGGGTAAACTTCCAGCGTTCATTTGGTTTGTCCCAGTAGTACGTGCCATTCGGCGGGAATAGATAGGCGTTACCATGCCACTGCTGTGCGTTCAAGCCGTCATCACTGGGACAAAAAAACTGTGTTGCCTGGACATGCTCATTTGCAATCTTAGAGCTTGCCACATCAAGATCAATGCCACCCATCAGGGCATGTGCTGACGCCACCAAGTCTGGGCTTGTGATCAGTTCATTATTTTCTGTGTAGCCAGGACGAAATGTTTTTCCCATCAGCTCTCTGCTGTTTTTTGGTAATCAACTTCAAAGTAACGCATACCTTCTTTGTCATTAATAATGTAACCAGCTTTTTCTAAGGGGTTGATTTTTTGTGCAGCTGCAAGAATACGCCTAAAGCTTTCGGCCATGTCACCATCATTGTTACGTTCGCACTCCTCTTGAGCCGAGTGAATTTCTTTCAGGGTTAAAAAGAACATTGAGCGCTCTTTGTCCTGGGGCTGGAACACCATTACGCCAGGCCCTTCGCTATCCCAGAATTTGCAATATTGTTGCCCCAAGTCACCAAGAATTAACTTTATGGTGGCATCAAGCATCTTAGCCTTTGTATTGTCAGCCTCTAGACCAATGACTGAAGCAATTAATTTTTCGCGGCGATTCATGGTTTAATCAATCCTTGACGAGTAAGTGCATCCATGAGCTTAGGTAAGGGCGTGTAAATAACGACAAGCTTCCCAAGGACTCCTCGTTTTTTTACCAGCTTACCGCGTTCGTCTCTTAACTTGTCAAATTCACCTGAGCGAATAAGGTATTCAGCTACGCACCTTAGCCGCCGTTTCAAAGGCAGCTCAGCGGTTGGAAATTTACCACAGATTGTATCTGGGACCATATCTTTGAAAGCCATTCGCAAGCGATTAGCAAGAGTCATGTTGGAATTCTCATCTTCTTCTTCGTAATTTTTTAAGATTTCCAGATATCTTCTAAGGCACTTGTCATCAAAAGAGCCTTCGGGAGGCAGGAAAATTGCAACCTGGTTAACCAACGATTCAGGAAGAAGTTCAGTGTGGTTGGCCACTGTCACTTTCTTGATTTCAACAGAAGAAAAACGGTGTGACATCACTGAAGCTCCTTTAGCCGCTCGGGAATTTGATACAAGCGTGCGTCTTTGCGCAGATCCAGAATGTCAATTTTTTTATTTTTTGCAAATGCCTGGATGAGATGGTTCCACGGGATGCGGATTACCGGTTTTTTTGTCCCTCCAGGTGCAATGTTTACATAATGGATACCCTCTTCCCAGCCTTTGTCTACATTTTTTTTACCGACCGTAATCCAGTTTCTAATTGTTTGGTCTGATACGTTTAAGCGCCGAGCGCATTCTTCTGTGGAGATATACTCGTCAGCGTATGCCTCGGGATTAAGCATGTCTGTTTCCCCGTCAGAATAACGGCTATGCCATAGGGAGGCAAGGATATTTCGAATCCCTTTCAGTTCCCATGCAATGTCTTCAAGACCTTTTCTAATACCGTGGGTCATGCGTCAATAATCTTTAAGTATATGCTAGTGTTTGGACAAAGCATTTGCATTATGGACGAGCAAGTACCTCCTAGCCAGCAGCCAACTTTTGGTCAAATTACTCCCGAGTTATTGGCGGAGATGAAAACAAGGGCTCGTGATTTGGCAATTAAGCAAACACTTGAACAGCAAGCAGCACCTCCGAGCCAAACACCACAAGTTATTTATGTTAGGCGCAATTTAACAGTAGCTGAATTATTGTTGGTTTTCCTTATTTCGTGCGGTCTTGTTACGGGGCTTCAGGCAGGTTGGCACTTTGCTTCGACTACGTTGCCGCGTCTTGAGATTAAGTTTAAGTAATTGTCTGGGCACAGAGAAACTATAATTGATTTAGGAGTAACTGTGCGTATACAGTGTCTAATCGTCGCATTTCTGAGCTACCTGAATTAGCTGGAGCAGATGTAGCCGAACAGGATCTGCTGACGATGGTCCACGTTTTTGAGGTGGACCCCACCTTAAAAAACAAGAAGATTACCATATCT